AAGATATTTGATTTTTTTAAACAACATCCTATAGCAATGGGGTCATTTGCTACTAAATATGTTAATGTAAATTTATTAAATTATAATCCTGAAAATAAAATTAGAATTAGATTTAGTTTAATGCCACAAATTATGTCTGATAAATTAGAACCTAATACTTCTAAGATTATTGATAGGATTAAAGCTATTGATGCTTTTATAGATGCAGGTTATGATGTACATATAAATTTTAGTCCTGTAATAGTTGCAGGTAATTGGCTAGAAGAATATGAAGATTTATTTAAAATGGTTAATGATTATGTTGATTATAAAGATGTAGTTAAAGCTGAAGTTATATTTCTTACTCATAATGAAGACAAACATAAATATAATTTAGATAATAATATTGCTGGTGAAGAAGAATATTTATGGGTTCCTACAATACAAGAAGATAAAATATCACAATATGGTGGTAAAAATATTAGATATAGACATGATTTAAAAAGTGATTTTATTAAATCTTTTGTAGAATTACATGATAAAATAATTAATTGGAATACAATTAGGTATTGTTTTACTTTATTATTACCTTTACTTATAATATTATAATTATGGCAATGATTCAACTCAACCCAATGATACCTATATTTAGAGTGTCAGATAAAATGGAAGGTTATGCTTTTCTTGTAATTGATTACAGCCAAGAGCATAATCTTCTGTTTACTTGTGCTATGGATGATGGTCAGATTTGGACTCTTAGTAATCATGAAATAAGATTTTGTAAAAATATATCCTTAGATAGAAAATAATATGAACAAACAAACAGCAACAGAATGGCTATTCAAGCAATTGTGGGAAGAGCCAAAGGATAAGATGGTCTGGTATGCCATTTTGGATAAGGCCAAAGAAATGGAGAAGCAACAAATAATTGAATCTTATGATGAAGCAGAAAACAAAGTAATTGGAAACGGTGAAAAGTACTATAACAAAACATTTAAATAATGAGCAAACAAACAGCAATAGAATGGTTGCATGAAATTGCAAAACAAAGAGAACCTGATAAGTTTGATTGGCAACAAGCCAAAGAAATGTACAAGCAAGAAATAATAGATGCTTGGGAAGATGGACACGATTCTTTCTCAACGAGAAATGCAGAACAATATTACGAACAAACATACGGAGGTAACAAATGCTAATTAGAGTTAAACATCACGAAACGGAAATTGTTGTTGATGACGTATCAAGCGGAAAAGACTATGGGTTAATTTATTATAATAAACAATATATAATTGAATTAATAAAAGAAATAGCAGAAAACATCGTTAAAATACAACAAAGTAACAAATGAAAATAGAAAAATGGCTTAAAAATGTCTATTATGATGAATTTGGTACACATATTTGGAATAAAGATAAAGAAGGAGATATTCAAAAAGTAGCAGATATTAGAGGATGGGGTGCTATACAAAACTTATTTAAAACCCAAAAAGAAGCAGAGGAATTTCAAGATGAAGTAGGTAAATTTATTGCTGATGCTATTAATGAGAAAGTACAAAGAGATTTTGGAGATAAAAAATGACAATAGAAGAACTAATAGACCGCAATTATGCTGCTCAAGTTAAAAGGGGACAGATAACAATGAAACAAACTTTAAATGATTTTCTTAACAAGATAGATGAAGAGGTCAAAGAATTTAAAAAAAGCTACAAAAATGATGGTTATTTTGAAAATATTGATGACAAAGAACTAATAGACATCATGCTTGTATGTTTCAGCATGGCTAAACACTTTGGTATTGATTGGCAAAAAGTAATGACCGATAAAGTAGAATACAACGAAACAAGAAAGGATTAAACATAACACCAAAAGAAAAAGCAGCCGCAATAATTCTAAAATACACAATAATTTTAGAGTATGATTTTGTTTCAGATTTAAAATGGTATCCACCTAATGATAAGTACCGAAACAATCGCATTAAAAAAGATGCTAAAAAATGTGCATTAGCAGCTTTAGAGTTTATAATTGAACAAAACAATGTTTGGATTATGCAAACTGAAAAAGGCAATAACAATTATTGGAATGAAGTAAAAAAAGAAATTCAAAAATTATGAACAAACAAGAAATAACAAAAAGATATTTTATTAGATTAGGACACATCAAAAATTATGTAGATAATTATAAACCTAAAAGTAAAAGTGAAATATCTCAAAATCTTCATATTGATAATAGATTAGTATATCATTTAGAAATAGATAATATTATTAAATTTAGTACAGAAACTAATCATTTTGTTTGGAATGATAAAATACCTGTTACTAATAAATTAGCTGAAACTATTGGAACTAAAGTTACTAAATCTAATACAGCAGCTAGACAAAAACAAAGAGCAAAAAAGAAAGTTAAAGTAGGTTTTTTCAGAAGAATAATTAATTGGTTGTTTTAATTAAAAATACTATATAATCCTCCAAGTAACTATCATTGATAGATTACTAATTATATAAGTATGAATATTTTACAAAATAGTGACGATTATGTAGCATTTTTAATTAAGCACAAATTAAGTACAAATCAATTTCTGTTGCTTCATTTATTAAATTCTGAATCTATGTTTAAAAGTAATGATAAACTTAGATTCAAAACTATCGGTAATATCTATAAATGGTCAGCAGCTGCTAAGACTATTAAAGGTGCTGGTTGGTCAGAAACAGAAATTCAAGATTTAATAGATAAAGAATATCTGTGGGGTATGAAATCAGTTCAAAAAATAGATGGAAAAGATATATTAACTTATTCCATTGACCAATTGATACTTACACAAAAGTTCTCTGATATTATGTTTATTAATGCTAGTTTTGCATTTGATGAAATTTTAGAAATTTATCCAGATACAATGGATATACAAGGACAAACTGTTTTTACTAAAAGTGGTGATTTAGATAAACTCAGAGAAAAATATGTCAAATTAATTAAAAATAGTATTATTAAACATGAAGAAATAAAAGCTATTATTCAATTTGGTGTAGATAAAGGTCTTTGTAAATACAAATTAGATAATTTCTTAAACGAAGCAATCATAAACAGTGTTAGAAAATTAATGGAGGAATCTTATGGAACAGGAACAGATATTTAATAAATTGATTGAAAATATTGAAGCTAATAAAAAAGCTAAAGAAGAAGGAAAAGTAACTTCAGTATTATTTCCATTTAAACGTCTATCAAATTTGTTTCCAGGTTGGGAAAGAGGACATTATTATTGTGTAACAGCTGCAACTTCAGTAGGTAAAACAAAATTAACTAAATTTTTATCAGTCATTTCAGTATATAAATTTATTAAAGAACATCCTGAAATAGATTATAAGATAATGTATTTTGCTTTAGAAGAAAGTAAAGAAGAATTTTGGTTATCAATGATTTCTTCTTTGTTATATGAAATATATTCCGTATCTTTATCACTTGCACAATTAAAATCATTAGGTAATTATACATTAAGTAATGAAACTTTAGAACAAATAAAACAATGTAAAGAATGGGTTGATGATATGTCTAGTAAAATAGAAGTTGTTGACCATGTTTATAATCCTTATGGTATTTACAAAGTTATTCATGATTTTCATTTAACTATTGGTGTAGAAGAATTTGAAGAACAAATTTCTGAAAAAGTATCTAAAAAATACATTCCTAATAATCCTAATTTATGGGTATTTGTTATCATTGATCATTTAAGTCTTTTAACTTCAGAAAAAGGACAGAATCAATATGAAACAATAGGTCATTTTAGCAAACATTATTGTTTAAAGCATTTTGTTAAAAAACTAAATTGTGTAACTATAGCTGTTCAACAACAAGATATGACTAATGATAAACAAGAATTTTATCAGGGCCAATCAATAGATGAGAAACTGGAACCTTCCATTCCAGGTCTAGCTAATTGTAAAGAAACAGCTAGAGATTATCATTTTATTATGGGTTTATTTAGTCCTATTAGATATAATATAACAAGACATAGAGGTTATGATATTAAAAGATTTAGAGATAAGTATGTATCAATGAAGATATTAAAAGACAGACATTACGGTTTAGCAAATGCTTATATTCCATTATACTTTAATGGTGCAACTACTTATTATGAAGAATTACCAGAAGCAACAGCAATTACAGAAGAAACTTACAAAAATTTAAATATATGACGACAGAAGTAACAGTAACAAGAGAAGTTCCTAAAACGGAAATGGAACAATTACAAATTCTTATTGACAGTAAGAGTTTACCAGCAAACATTAAAACTATTGAACAAGCATTTACTATTGCTCAATTCGGTAAAGATTTAGGTTTGAAACCTATGCAAGCATTTCATCAAATTTATTCTATTCAAGGTAGATTATCTTTATCAGCAAGAGCTTTAGGTGGTTTATTATGGGCTAATGGAATTGGATATAAAACTATTCAAGACTATGAATTAGTAGTAAGAGGTACAGATAAAGACGGTAAAGAAATCAAAGATAGAGTAACTACTATTGAATTTTATCGTGGTAGTATTACAGATAGGACTTCTTTTTATTTTAGTGAAGCTGTAAAAGCAGGTTGGACGACTAAAGATAATTGGGTTAAGATGCCTAAACAAATGTTGTACAGTCGTTGTTTATCAATGGGAGCTAATCGTATAGCACCTGATAAAGTACAAGGATTATATACAACTGAAGAAGTTATGGATTTTGCTCCAGATGCAAATGCAAAAATAACTGAAGAAGGAGAAGTAGTAATTTTAGAAAACAATAAATAAAAACAAATATGTCACAAACACAAGTAACAAGATCAGCTTTTAGAGCAGCAGTAAGTCAAGGAATGACTAAGAAAGAATTATCAGCACATTTTAATATTCCAGCAGGAATCATTACAGCTTGGGCTAAAGAATTAGAATTGAAAATCACTATTAAAAGGACTACAACTCCTAAATATGTATTAGTAGATGAAACATTTGCACCAACTAATGAAGGAACTGTAATTTTAGATAATTTAGAAGAAATTAATTAATAAATATATGTCATACGGATTTAACACAGAAACAAAATCAGAATCAACAAACAAACAATTTAATCCTGGTATTCATTCAGGAGTTGAATTAGAATCAGTTGAATTTAAATCTCCTAAAAAAGATGGTTCAGGAGATCCTTCTTTAATGTTTAACTTTAAAGGTGCTAATGGAGAAACTTTTAGACACATCGAATGGGCTGTTGGAGAACAAGCTACAGATGTAGAAAAATCTCAACAATCTTTAGCTAAGAGAGTAAAGCATATTATTACTAAATTTATCCCAGAAGAACAAGCTGTATTGTCTGGTAATAGTTATGCTGAATTTGCTAAAGGAGTTATCAATTTAATTGGTGATAACAACAAAGGTAAAAAAGTAGCTATTAAATTAGTTTACAATGATAAAGGCAATTTAGTATTTACTAAATATGTTGGATTTATTGCTTTAGATGCTAAAGATTTAAGAATTGGAGATAAAGAAAGAATAACTAAAACTCCTATTGCTCCATCTAATGATGATGAGTTAATGAGTGCAGCATCTGACGATCTTCCATTTTAATTTAATTTAATATGTATCAACTCCCAAGTAAACCAGAAAAGATAGATTTTAGTTGGATATTCAGTAGAATTTCTCAAGAAGAAGTCTATCTTTTTTATTTGGGTTTTTGTGAACTTAATAAAAAATTTATTAATCCTTTAAGAACAGATAAAAAACCAGATTGTAAGTTCTTTTGGTATAATAATACTTTATTTTTTAGAGATTTTGCTATTAACAAAACTTATAGTTGTGTTACAATAGTAATGGAAATAAGAAATTTAAATTATTATGAAGCATTAGATGATATATATGAACAATTTATAGGTAGAAAAGGAAATAGCTTTGTTATTAATAAACAAATAATTACCCATATTAAAGAAGAAAAAGATATTAAATGTAAAATACAACCTTTTACTAAAACAGATATAGAATATCTTAAACAATATGGTATTACATCTAAATTATGTAAAATGTATAATGTTTATTCTATTCAAAACTATTGGTTAAATGGAGAAATGTATTATACTTATTCTAATAACAATCCTTGTATTGGTTATTATTTTCCTGATGAAAAGAAATGGAAACTTTATTTTTATAAAAACAAAGAATTTAGATTTTTATGTAATATAGGGCATGATAATCTTCAAGGTTATAATCAATTAGATTGGGTAGGAGATATATGTATTATAACTAAATCAATGAAAGATGTTATGTGTTGGAGAAGATTTGGTTATAATGCAGTAGCTCCTCATTCAGAAGGTTTATCATCTTGGAAAGATAAAATTAAAATACTTCAATCTAGATTTGACAGAGTTATATTAAATTTTGATAATGATAATGCAGGTATTAAAGCCTCTAAAGAAGTATTAAAAGAATTTAATTTAGAAGAATTTTATTTTGAAATTAAGGATTTAAGTGATACTTTTAAAGAATTAAAAGAAGAAAAAACATTAGAAATAATAAATGAAATGATAAATGGAAGAATATGTATTTCCTAATAATTGGTATATTGAAATTACAGATGAAAATAAAGAAGTTTTAAATGCTTGGAAAATTAATCAATTTTATAGTAAATCTATAGATTCTTATGATCCTCCTATTAAATATATAAATAATCTAGGGGCCTCTGCCAATGGCTGGGGGAGGATGACTAATGAAATTACATTTGATGAATTTAAAAAATATGTATTAGGATATGAAATAATAAAAGAGCCTGCTAATCAAGACTATACTTATTTAATAGATATGTTAAACAAATAAAATAATGCACGGATTAGTTTCAATAACAACACAAAAAGAATTTGATTATTTATTTGAAAAACAACCACATAATAAAATTAAGTTTACTGGACATGAATGGGATACTTATGAAAAAAAAACTATTATAGAAATTAAAGATAATAGTTTTTATAGTTATAGTAATAATATTGATGATTGGCCCAAACCTCCACTAAAATTTTATACTTTTAATCAGTGGTGCATTTTAAATAAATTTATAAAAGAAAATAATAAAACAGAATATATGGAAGCTAAAATGCTTGATATTTTAAACAAAACTTATGATAATCCAGTATTAAGACGTACAACAGTTCCATTGTTCATGTCTAATCCTGGTATCGGTAAAACAACAATAATAAAAGAATTTGCTAAAGATAAAGGAGCAAATTTAGTAAAAATAACTTTATCACAAAGGATGCCTAATGAGGTAATATCAATGATGATGCCTAATTCAAAGACAGGTAAATTAGAAGTTTTTGATAGTTTAGAAATATCAATGCTAAAACCAGGAGATATTTTGTTTTTTGATGAGGTGTTTAACGGTACTCTAAAACAAACATTAGATGCTGTTTTAAATTTTACTGAAGATAGAGTTACTCCTTCAGGAAAGCACATAGAAGATATAATGATTGTAGCTGCATCTAATCCTCAAGGTTTAATACATCTAACTCCTCAAATTAAACAGAGATTTATTAGATATGAACTTAAATTTAATAGAAAAGAATATCAAACTTTATTGAAAAATCAATTTGGTATGCCTGAAAATATTTCTAAAAATTTATGTTTACTAATAGAAAAAGAAAAGTTTGAATCTGAAAGTTGGGATTTTATAACTCCAAGAAGTGTAGAGAAAGCTATTAATCAAATAGGTCATGGATTAAATTTAGATGGTGAATATGAAAATTTAATTTTACCTATTTTAAAACAACCAATTCAAGCTCCTTGTGATTGGCCTCAATTTAATGTAAAAGAAGGAGAAGATATAGAATTTCTTACTATATTGCAACACCTTATAAAGTTAAAAAATAATTTTTAAAAATGATACAAAAAATAACAAGTAAGAGGCTGGAGCTGCCTCCAATTTATCTCGTTGAAAACGAAGATGATTTTAAAGAGCTGCCTAGAGGTTTACCTTATATTATAGGTAAGAAAGAAGAATTATCTTTTATAACTATTTATCTAGAATTTCAAGTTCTTTACAAATCTTGTTTAAAAACTAATATTCCTATTAAATGGCTAGACTGTTTAAAAAGAATAGGTTATAAAAACAATATTAGAACTTTTACGTTACAATCTGGAGGAGAATATTTTTCTTCATCAGAACAAGAAAGAGTTATAGAACCAGATTCTATTATTACATCTCAATATTTAGTTGATTTTGATAGATTATCAGAATTAAAAATATTACCTGTTTGGTTAGAAGATTTAAAAGCTTCAGTTCAAACTAATATTATTGATGAAGTAACATTTAATCCTATGGCTTTTAATAAACAATTAGGATTAAATACTGGAGCATCAGCTATAAAACATAATATGAGAAATTTAATCATATTAGATGTTTCAGGTTCTATTCCAGAAGCTATTGTAAAAACTATTACAAGTTTAGCCAAATTAATGTCAAAAAGATTTTATGCTGACATTATGATAACAAGTGGTAAAACTCAATTAATAGATTATGACCAAGTACCAGAATCTGATATTATAGATATAGCAAGAAGATCAGGCTCAGGTAATGAAGGAGAAATGTATGCTAAAATCATTAAAGAATCTAAAGAATACAATACAGTAATATGTTTTGGTGATGATGATAGCCCTAAAGGATTTATGAGAGGTTCAACAGAAAGTCTTGTAAATAACTTTAAAGTTAATACATTATATTCTTTACATACTCAATGTAAAAAGACAAATAACCTAGCAGGTTATTGTAGAGTGTTTGAACCTAAAACAACAATTCGTGTTGATGATTGGGTAAACACTATTGCATAAAAATTAATTAAATAAATCAATAAACAATAAAAACAAAAAAACAAAAATCATGGAATTTTTAACAAGCAAAGACCTATCATTAAATGCAGCTAACTATTTAATTAGCTCATCATCAAAAAAACCAGTAACTCATGTAGAATTTGTTAAACAACAACAAGCAGCAGAGTATTTAGTAAAATTAGCTGAAGCTATTAAAGACAAAACTTTTACAGCAAGTAAAGTTGATAGTTTAGCAGCTATTAAAGCTGAAGTATTAAGAAGTATTAATGAATCAACTGTTGTTCAATATGCCACAGCTCCAGCAGAACCTACAAGTGCTTTACTTGATGAATTAGTTAAGTATGCAACTGATTTTGATTCTTATCACGATACTAAAGTATCTGTTAGTAAAATTAATGAGTTTATGAACCAGTTTAACAAGATTAATGATGTTGAACAAGTAGGAGATTATTTTTCTGAAGGTTTAGTTAAACTAAACAAAATTTACACAATTGAAGAAATTTTAGCAGCAGTTAAAATTCAAGTTGAAAAATTAGCTTAACATGAAGCAACACATTGATAATGCTATCAATTTAATTAAAGAGCAAGATATAGACGGGTGTATAACTGGTTCTTGTTTACTTGATTACTTTGAAGGACAAGATATTGATGTATTTACTTACACTAAGAGCAGCTTTACGGAGCTGCTCTTTTTTATGAAATACAATCCAATGTTTCAAATACTAGACCCATTAGAACAACATAAATTTAATGATTACATTAAAAATGATAAATCATCTTTAGATTCTATTGGTTTAATTACTATTAAATTTAAATATAATTTATTAGTAGATGTTAATGTTATTTTTAAAAAGTTTAATAGGACAATATTTGATGTAGTTAGTAATTTTGATTTAGATATTATAACAACAGCTTATGATATTAAAACAAAACAAACAATTTCTTTAAGACAGTCTACAGGTATGGAAGGTACTTGGAATAGACATAATCCTGTATTTTATAAAAAAGATGATTTCTGGTCAGTTAAAAGATTACTAAGACAATTTGAGAGAGTAGTTAAATATACTGATAGAGGCTTTGATTTAACTTCTGTAACTGATAAATATATATCAATAATTGAAGAAACAATTAAAATTGAAAATTATTATAAAACAGAAAAGGGTACTAAATATTATAATGATACAATACAACAATTTGAAATTGTATTAAAAATACTATTAGAGTGGAAGAAAACATTAAAAATGAGTCCTGAAGAAATATTTATATTAAAAACAATTATATAATGGACATAACACAAAGTATAAAAAATAAATATTTTGAAAACCCAGATTGTTGTCCTATATGTAATAGTTTGGATTTAACAGCTGAAGAATTTGAGTATTCTTCTGCTAAAGAAATTTATAGAAAAGTAGAATGTAGAGGATGTCTAAATGATTGGAAAGAAATATTTACATTAACC